TCTGTACGCCTTGAATTAATGTTTCAGCTAATGTAGCCATTATTTCTTCCTTGTTTTGATTCGGGACATCTTCTGGACTGTCTCATCGAATTTGATGTCGCCGTCGAATTCTTCAATGAGTCCTGTGACTCCTGGTAAGCTTCTGAAGTTCTTACCGAAGCGCTGCTGAAGTGCACGCACTAATCTAAATCTGCCGATACTATTCTTTGGGAGATCGGGCATCGCTTCACCCAGTATCTTAGGCAAGTCATTAAGTGACATTTTACCCTGTTTACTGGATGCATGACTTCCCATAAGTTCTTGAAGTGATGCTCGTTTAGACATGTTTCTCCAATGCGTCTAGTCTGCGATTGATATGACCTAGGGCAGAGAGTACCGCTGGAATAAGTTTTCCGTAGTTAACCATCTTGCCGTCTGGCGTTTCAATGACGACAGTCTTACCTATTTCAGTAGTCTCTAGTTCTTGTGCCATTGGACCGTAGTGCTTACCTTCACCGTGCTCAGTATTCTTGTAATCAAACTTATTGGCACTAACTGAAGCTAGCAATTCTTGTATCTGGTTATCTGCATTTTCTATGTTAGTCTTGACGTTCTTGTCAGAGAACGCAGCGGCTGCGCCTGCCTGGGCGCCAGCTTCTGTGCCTCCTTTAATTAGCCCAGTTATAAACTGACCATTAAGGGCATCAGCAGTGAATTTAGAGCCTGCACTTCCGATGACACCTTGACCTGCAGTTAAGACTCCTTGATTGGCGTTTGCAACTCCGCTTTGGCCGCCAAGTAAAGCATTAGTTCTACGTGTGTTTATGTTGCCGAATGCACTACCTATGTTGGCGAGTTGGCCGATGCCTTGGTTAAGACTACCTCTGTTGACTGCACCTGATTGTCCCATGCTAAACAGCTGGCTTAGTGATTGTTGTTGACCCTGATTAAGTATGTCGCTTGTCTGCTGGTCAAAGTTTTGAAGGGCTTGCTGACCAGCACTTGAAGTTTCGGCACCTGGACCCATTTGCTCTCGCAAAGTATTAAGCAAGGTTTGTCGCTGCCTATCACGTTGACTCTTAAGCGGAGCTAATGCGCGTGACTCTTCACCGCGAAGTAATTGGAGGGCTTGGCTACTAGCTTCCATGATTGCTGGATCAAGTGCTTCAAATAGACTCGCTTGCTTATCTAAGCTTTGTGTCTGCTGGGCAAGTGAGCGTTCAAGCGCCATGAGTTCTTGTGGGGAAGCGGCGGCTTCTTGAAATGCGCGCTCTCTGGTTTTTTTAGCATCGGCAAACTGTTCTTTTTGAAAGCCTAATTGAGAATTGGCTGCGCGTTCTTGTGCTTGGGCTGCTCTTTGTGCGGCGTTAGCGCCTGTTATGTCTCCCAGTAAGCCGCTAGAACTGGCCATACTTAAAGGACTAAAATTAAGTGGATTGCCTGCGCTAAACTTGGGCATCTTAATTCCGCTGCTTTTTCCCATATCAAATCTCCTTAGCCATAACTATAACATTGTTGTGGGCACTGACCAAATGAGCTCCGTACTTAAGATGGAATTTTAACGCATCTGTGGCCCCATAAGTATCAAGCTTAATTGTTCCGGTTAGTACTTTGCAACCTTGCTTAATGCCGCGCTCTTTAGCAGCCGTGACCAGCTCAGTTGCATGTCCTTTGAGTCTACAATCAGGCCTAATAAACAAGTCCTCAATAAAGCACTCGTCGCCTGAAATAAGGAAAGTAATGAAGCCCTGCTCTGTCTCGATGTAGTCAGCGCCCCTACGTTCCTTATTGTATGCAAGCCATTGGTTCATATCACGTCCAATTCTAGGATCGGAATCTCTGCTGTGATTTCAACGTTATCATTTACGGCGAATGTGAAGGGGACTGCTTGAGTAAGTACCAGTTCAATTACGTTTGTAGTTGATCCATCAGCGACTAGGGCTCTAACTTCAGTTGTGTTTAAACTCGCATATCGTAAGTAGGCACTCCATACGCCTTGAACACTATAATCATGCGCATTCCCTTTTGATGGAAGTCCAGTGACTACTGCTCCTGCATTTAAGCCAGTGAGTAAACTTGATGAATTGATATTCCATGTATTGGGCAAGGTGAAAGTTAAAGAGGTAGATGTTGGTGCACCTGCTAGAATTACTTTGAATTGAAAGTTCACGACATTTCCGTAAGCATGTTGCAGAAGTCCACTATAAGTTGTGTTTGTGACCCAGCTACCTGTTGGAGTGAAGGAGTATATTTTCTTCGGTATGTAGCGACTAACAATATGGACATTTGTTCCATCGGACATGAGGCGAACTGTCTCGCCCGGCCAGATAAGTTTAATTGTCGTAAGTCCTGCGATAGTCTCGGCACCATTACCGTCAATAGTGATGGCTGTAAAGTCTGTAGCGGCAACATCTTTGATAAATGTCAAGACGACTCCGCGCCATGCATCTGCTGGAGGAAGCGTCTTAGTGAATGCTCCGCCTGCAGAACTTAACGTAACTATAGGCTCTACAATTTCAACAATAGATGCAGCGGTCTGAACTGGCGTTAGTAGTGCTTTTGGAGTTTTTGCATAATGCGATTCAACTGCAGTGAGATTTGAAGACGCATTGTTAAATGCCATACCTACGCAGCGCCAAGACTGGAAGGGATGATAGTAGCCTTTAAGATCTTCGCGCCGATCATAAGGACGCAAATTCGAGATGATCTTATCTCCGTTTTCGGTGATATAGAAGAAATAGTAAGTGGATGCGGCTTCAGTAATGCCCGAGTCTAAATCTAGAGTTATATCCCACGTAATGAGATTCCGGCTGTAGCGCTGAATAGTTCCCCAGACATTAATTTCTGCGCCGGGGTAACGCGACTTTACTTGCGTGTTGGATTCGGCAAATAATTCAATGGTGTTTTCAACGTTCCATGTTCGAAACGTTTCTATCGAGCGCGCCCCTAAAGTGTTGGTCGTATCTTGGAAACAAGTACCTATTAGGGTAGCTCCTGCTGCAATAAACGATGAAATGTCGTAGCGCTTCCACGTATTCGCACTATTGTCGAACCAATAATCGCCTTGAGCCGGAGAAGTGGGCTCGTCGTCACCCCACACGGGATTAGTATAGGTAACGGTGAGCGTACCGTCTGTTTTAGCAAATACCCAAGTGAGCTTCATTAGCGTGATAGTATCGTTATCGGTGTAGCCTGAGCGCGGAATAGGCACATCTGCACTGTCAAAGAAATAACCGCGATGAGCTTTCGTAAGGGACGTAGATGATTTCACATAAGCTATGAAGTATTCTGTTGTGGCGCCTACTATTTTAAATGCCGCGAATTTGCCTACTAAGGCGGTGATCTCAGTCCCCGCATTATCAACTGGGATTTCAGTTCCGCCCTCGCCCGTATATCTAGTGTAGTCTTGATCGGCAGTTGCGATGCCGTCATTAATGAGACAAGTGTTTTGTGATGCCGGTGCTGCGGATAATCCAGTAATGGTTACGTCAGTGGAAATTGTGTATTGAATTCCATTGATGTAGTAGACGAAGCTGGTGGGCGCCCCATCGAGCTTTACGGTGCGGGCAGCACCATTAGGTACCAGGAAGATTGGAAACTGCGAATCACTGCGTACACGACCCGAAACAATACGGTTGGCTAGTAGTCCTGTGCCTACAGCAGCGACTAGATCATTTAATGAAACAGGCGGACTTTCATACCAATAAGATTCTCCGCTTAGTTCTTTGATTGCAAAGCGCAAGCGCGCAAGTTCTGCACCTAATGAAGTTGCAAGTGATTCACTACCTACTTCGCCCGGATCTGTTTGGACTTGCATCTGCGCCACACTGACTGAGTAGTCGTCAAACATTAGCGGGGCTAGATTATTTAGGATATTGTCGATTTCCGCATTTAAATCCTCATTAGTGAGGTTTTCTGCGTTCCAGTTTTTAAGTCGACTAAATAGTGCTCCGGCCATGATGTTTATCTCCTAAAACTTTGTTGCTCCGTCTGATCCAGGTCTAAATCCTACAGTGATGGATGCTATTTGAAAACTCTGATTAGTGCCTGAGTTGTAAAATCTAAAGCTGATGCGTCTGCCCGATCCGTGGAGTGGATGCGGATCCGACTGCGTCGTCCGCTCAGATAACCTATCGGCATCTAGTAGGAATGCATCAAGATAAGTACCTTCTATGTTCATGGGCATGGTGAAGGTTTCAACGAATCTGCCATCGATAAATACGTCCACACTTATGCTGTGAGGCCCTTCCTCTACGTATTCGAGCCACAGGAAATCAAAGTGCTTTTGCATCGACACGAAACGCTCATCTTTGAATCTGAAGTCTGTATATGCGGTACGGAATGCACCTTCGTATGCGGTTGCGCCCTCAAGCCGATCTTCATAGTCCATGATGTTAACGTAGCCTGAAGCATCGCCGTAGATTGGCTTAGGGATACCGTTGATGTCGCGGCGCTGAGCCAGGCATTGGGGTGTACCCTTTTGCCAGAACGTTACTCTAGGCGCCTGGCTATTCATATCCAGTACTACGAGCATATCGTTAGTGGTCTTGTAGGTGGATCTGTAGGTGAAGAATGCGAGTTTTTTAGACTCGTAGTAAAGGGCGTGCATCTGATTAATTCCGTTAACTGATAGATTTGCACGGAGATATTGTTCCATGTTGGCGGCTCGAAATATATCGGCTGACTCGATATCGCCGAATGCATCGGTTGCAGAATAGGAGGTCACGGTGCCGCTAGAATTGCCCGCAAGCAGATCATTAAGCGCATCCAGGAATGCATTGGGCGCTGCAAGTCCAAAGTTATTAGAGAGCTTGCGCCAAAACCAGAGTGCTGAATCTTCATTTTCGTCATCTAGGTAGTAGACGAAGTTGCCTTCTTTGAATGCGAATAGTCTACCTTTGAAGGCAGTTGAGCCTAAGATGTCGCCACCTTCACCCGGAAATATGGACTGAGTCAGGAAACTGCTTGTAAAATTTTCATGGTCTCCGGTATTGGATGCATAGGCTCGCTGGCCCATGAATGCCCACAACCTATTTCTATGAGCTACGCCAACTCTTGGAAAGTTAGGAGTGACCCAATCAGTTGCGGGCGCACTAATATTGGCAAATGAAAGCCCATCAGCAACTAGTACCTTTAACTGGTTAAGCCCGTTAGTGAATAGAAATAGCTTCTTTTCACGTAGGGCAGTCTCGTTACCGCCTTCAATGAACTTGCTGTTTGGAGTTACGGCACCAAGCCCTGTGTTAATAGGCGTAGCACTTGTGAAAGTACGGTCACCAATATCGCGGTAGATTTTGCCTGCATCAGTAAGTGCAATCAGTCTCTGTAATGTAGTGGAGGGCCACCAATCCTGTAGAGCTACGATGCCCCCATCTAACGGATTACTTGTATTGTAGATAAGGGTGCCCGGAGCCTTTTGGACCATACCCTTAGTTAGGATGATATTTTTAGCCTCGATAAGTGCATTAGGTGGCAAGTCGCTCGGAGAATTATCTGTGAATAGTCCTAGTTGCCCAAGTGGTATTGTTGCGGTGACGCCTTGATAAGACACTATTGGTCTCCCGGTACACCGTAGATAAGCTTACGCCTTGCATAGTTGTAGAGGTCTTGGCGAGCGATGACTTGGCCGAAATGATCCCCAATTTTCTGGAGTTCGTTGCGGTTCTGCACCATCATAGCTTGCAGTTTAGTGGTGGTGCGCTGGGCGAATCCATCTGCCTTCGTATCTTCTTTTTCGAACATTAGATCGGAAGATGCCCCGTATTCAAGGACGTCTATGAACTTGCGCGGGATCAATGGAATCGAAGTAGCGTTGTCTTTAAGGTCGCGAGGAATTGGAATCCAGTCTACTTCTACACGAGTCGTTACTATCGGATACTTATTAAAGCGGACAGTTATCATGCCGTCTTGTGATTCGACTATTTTGCAGAAGTTGTCGGGATACCCCTCTTCTACGCGGTTAATTGAGTAGTCTTTTTTGAAGCGGGCTTTATCCAGACCAAATACTTCGTTGGGTCTATAGAAGTCGCCCCTATGTATTGTCATAGGCTCAATAAACTTGGCAATGCCGCCTAGGATGTAGGTGCTAACGTGGATAGTAGCCGCAGCTACATCTTCGTCGTCAAAGCCAAGTAGTCTGTGTGCTGAAACATAATAATTAGTGCCTGAAGCAAATTGCGGAATAAGCGTGGTTGCGCCTGCACTGTTGGTGCTGAGTGTGAACTTTCGGGTGATCGTACTGTAGCTGCCTGTGATAGTAGGACCTGCTGCAATGGTAGTCATTTGGGTCGCTACATGGGTTGCTAACTGACTAGGAGTGTATGAACCTGCAGTAAGGGTCGCTGTCAGTATGCTTCCGCCTGCTGATGTCTTAAAATCCAGCTTATTGTTAGTTGAATCGATGATTAGGTAGGTAGGAACTAGATCATAGTCTAGCTTAAATGCCTTGTAAGTAAGGGTCGCTCCGGTGTCCCCATCGTAAGCGCCATCGAGTTCAAATGCAGTTCCGCCTGCAGCATGCGTAACTATCTTGTAGATTCCGTCACGCCCGTCTAGTTGGAGGTGCCAGCCCTGGACAGAATCTGTCACGGATGCAGAGAAACTGCCAGCTTCACTCCCTTTAACAAGAGATACGGTGCCGGTGTTGTATTTAGGCTTAAGCTCTAAGATTATTGGATACTGGGAGCGCGCCCATACCCATATTTCGTCCATGTCTACGTTGAATTCAAGACCGCCCGCAACGATGCTACGGTGAATGCGATTTACGAATTCAAGTGCTCTGGACTCGTAGGCGGAGTTGCCGTTGGTAACTTCACCGCATCTAGATAAGACTGAATCTACTATGTCTAATGTGGTTCTGAATTGTGCCAATCTACTCCCCAATTCCTATGGAGTAGTTAGCTCCATAGAGTAATTACTAATACGCCTGTTGTGCTGTCGGCAGCTAGGGCTCTAACTGAGAGTCGGCCACCCTTGGGCATTAAAGCTGCCCGGTCTAATATAGTTGGTGCGGTTGCAGCACCTTTACAAATATACAGATAGTCGGTTTCGCCGCTCGCAGGACCAATACCTAAGCGTAAGTCTTGGTCAGTTGCATTCATGATGGAAATTCCGCTTACGTCTTGATCAAGAGACGCGTCTAATTCTACCCAGGCTGCAAATGTAATTGCAGTGGCTAGTCTTATTCGCTGTACGGGTACGCTACCGCCTGCTCCTTTAGACACTTTTTGCCTCGACTGCGGGTGCTGGTTTTGCTTTAGCTGCGAGTTCTCTTTTGATTTCTGCTAATTCGCGGAGTAGGCGTTCATTTTCTTGCCTAGTAGTTGATACTTGGCTTGCAAGCTTTTGGTCTTCGGTGACTGGCGCAATGTAGACTTTGTGAGTTACGTCTTTCATGATAACGCCTTTTTCTAGGCGGCCAGCATGCTCGCGATTCTCGTACCAGAGATTGCCAGAACCCTTGGGATGTTCGAAGTAGCGAACACCGTCTGCAACAATAAGTTTATACGGATTGTGCTTAGTCACTAACTTGGTGACTGGGTCACGGTATTGAACTACTCGGGGATCAAAGTCGCCCAATGTAGATATTGACTGTGGTGCAACTGTTGAGGCTGCCATAATGTTCTCCTAAATTCTTCCGCGCCACAAAAGTTAATTACCAACCGACTGCTTTAACATACATTGTTGTTGCGGCGACCGCCACGTTACCTAATTCTACTAGTGGACCATCTACAGTAGTGTCCAAGTTAGTAGTGTAGATTCGGATCTTGTCGCTTTCGTTATCGTACTTGTAGACGTTACCGTCACCGTCGCTTGCATCCATCATATGGAAGTCTTCTAGATTAACAGGGCAGCCTAATTTGCCAATTGTTAATGGAATTCCGCCGGATGGATAAGTTAGTGCTCCGTCACCAAACACGACTTTAAAGACTGCGCCGTAGCGGGAATCGCCTTCTGTTCGGGCTGTTCCAGCCTGTAGTGTATAGACTACGTCACTTGCTGCAATATCTGCCATTTGCTATCTCCTAAAATTAATTCGCGTTAGCCAGCAATCATGTCTGAATTGTTAGCCGGAACTTCAGAGTCGTCTTCACAAATAAAGTAGTAGACGCCTTGCCCAGTTGGAGTGCCTGTACCGATTGTCCATGAAATTTCCATGGAGTCACCGACTGCAAAGTTCACTGGGGTATTGTCTTCATATGCGACTTTACCGATTGCAGTGCCTGAAGCAACTGTTACGGTTGCAACGACGGCTTCGCTAGAAGCACTTAATGGTGTTGGGCGTTTAGTGAAAATCACTGTCGGTGCTGCAGATGTTCCAGAGGCGGCTTCTGAAGTAAGGACGAATCCACACTGATTTACTGTGCATGGTTTTACACAGATAAGTTCGCCGTGATCTCCGGAGGAGGCTCCGATATCGACTTCTTTTAAAACTTCAGCAGCATTTTGTGCTAATGTGATTAGCGGCTGGAAGTAGTTTAGGTAATTACCTGATTGTGGATATGCCATTTTTTAATCTCCTGTAAAGTTAAACTTAGTTACTTGTAACGTGGACAACTCTCGCTTCGCCAGCGTTTGCACTATCAGACCAGACTTGACCGAAGCCGTAGATTCCGTACCATGCGACACCTTTAGAGCGTCCATAATCTTCAGATTCTTTAGCGCGCAATTCTGGATCTTCAACTACTGCCATGACTATTGGATCTTCGCCGAAGAATACGCATTCGCCAAGAACAGAGCCTGAACCTTTAGTTGCAGAGAGTGCATCAGTATTGTTCACTTCTACGAAGCGAATGTTTTCGATGCGACCAACTTCTCCATTATATTTCTTGGATGGATCCGTATATTTCTGCCAGTCTTTCCAGTTAGGATCGTTCATGATACCGCGTTTTGCCTTATACGAAATAAGTGCAACGTAGTCGTCACCGCTGTATGGACGGATGTTTAAAGTTCCGAACATATAGTCGCGGATTTGTTCGATATGGTACATGTTAAGATTGGAAACGGCTGAGCTTGATGCAGTTCCATCAGTGTCGAATGTAGTTGCGGCAACTCCTGTAGGAATTGCTTTTACTTGGCCGACTTTGAAAGCTGCAGCGGCTGCTTTGTCCATGCTAAGTGATAATTGGTCACGAAGCTTGGCTTGAATTGCATTAGCAAGATCAAAATGTGAAAGATCTATAGCTAATGAACTGTATGGAATCGCGCGACCGCGTTCACTTACGCTGATTGCTTGAGTGCTTAAGCTAAATGAATCTTCTGGAATGCGAACGTTTTCAACTAGTACGTCACTAGTAGGCACTGATACGTTGGATACGCGAGTGATGGTAATGCTTTCGCCCATCTTCTTGCCGTAGCCAGGTTCAGGTTTAGTAAATTGAACCATCTTCGCTTCTGCGATGGCGGCCATTCTAATCTTAGAACTGATTTTGTGGTTTTTATATACGCCACTCGGTGCACTTGCTGCCCATCCGTGTTGTGACATAGTTGTTCTCCCTTGTTTGTTTTAAATTTGAGGGCCAACTACCAGAAGCAGCAGCCCACTGTTATGCCTATCTACCTTCTTAAGCTACGCATTTGGCTAACGAAGTCACTAGATTCCTCAGCATTATTTTTGAGTGCTGGTATTACACCAGCACCAATATTTCCAACACTTGGCCCTGCCTTAGTATTGGTTAATGTTTGACGAGGCTTTAGTCTTTCGTTGTAGCCTTGGAATACTTCGCGGGTTTTAGTCGCGAGATAGTCCATGGCTCGCTTTCGGTCTTTGATAGCTAGAACTTTAATCGTCTCGATGTTTTCATTAAGGGCTAATTCGCAAATCTTTTTTGAGTCAGCTAAGTCAGGATGCGTAGTGAAGAATTCTGTCCAGAGATTAGCGTCTTGTTGTT